TCACCAAAGTTATCCATATTTTCTTTTACAGATTTTCTAAATGCTTGTTCTCTTTTTGCTCGTAACTCACCCATTCTTTTAATAAATGAACGAGCTTCTCTGGTACGACCATCATATGGATTTTTCTGTATTTCTTTTTGTTTCTTTTTACTTACTGCATTGGGTGCCATATCAACTCCACCAGCAGAGACAGAGTTTGCTGGTGCATCTTCGTTTTTGATACCCAACATCTCATCTTCGTAAAACTTTTTCATTATGTCATTAAATTTTACACTCATAGTTCCAAATCCTCTATTCCAACTTCTTTTATATCTTCTGCACTAACAAAGATTTTTGATTGTGTTGGTATATGTATAACTGGAAATATTTCTACTCCCAGAACAGTGTCCGTAGGTGCAACTGGTTCAAATACTTGAACTTCATCACCTTCTAGTGCATCTGGACTGTCAACATCTTCTGCATCAAAAGTAATATCATTTACAAGTTTATAGATGCCTTTTGGTAATTGTCCATTGTCTAATGTAACTTCTTCTGATATTGTATTATCTAATTCAATATTATTTTCTTTGAGATACTTCATCAACTCTTGTTCCCACATCTTTGGGTCAACGTCTTCTTTGAATGTATCTTTCAATAAAAATAATGCAGCTGCATAACTACCTAGTTTTGTTCTTAGACCAGGCACTTTTGCAAAAATCTTTTTAATATTAAAAACTAATTTATGGAGAACTGTATACGAATTCTTTTCTTTAATCGTATTTAAAATGGTAGGTACATTGGTGCCAGGCTGTAAGATACGATTACCGTTCTTATCAATAACTCCAAGTTTATATGCCTCTTGTTTTTCAAAAGGTGTTACTAATATTTTTATAAATCTATAAGTAACAAATAAATCTATCGCTCTTCCCATTATAGTTCCCTTAAAACTTCAGTAATCTTTACATCATCTTCAATTTCTTGTAATTCATGTTCTGGTAACATATTTAAATATACCAAAAATGATTTCAATTGTGACCAATGTTCTGGTTCTATCTTAAATAATAATAAGGTAGAAGCGGCATCAGGCCCGAACACATTGTTTAATATAATAATATGATTGAGTAGTAATCGTTCTTTTACAATACCATCAACTTTATACTTTTTAAGTAATCTCTTGATATACTTAAATCGTTTCATATCATCATAAAACTCTTTTTCGCCTTCACATTGTGGATTATCATAATGTTTTAGTGCAAACAGTAATACATTATCAGTCGTTATTTTTTCAAACATTTAAGATATTTGTGCAAACACCTTGTGAGTTCCAGTTGCAAGTCTTTCATATACAAAATTAATACTTCTACCACTCTCAGTTTCGTTAACTACTTCTTCTGGGGCACTGTCAGTATCTTTTCCATAAACTCCACCATGCTTCACTAGAGGTACAGAAACTTCTCCTTGTTCTCCAGTAAATTGAACATCACCAAAGTTAATTCCAACTCTCATAAGTTTATTTCTCAACTCATCTACTGCTTTCTCTGGATTTAAATATTCTCTAATTCCAATAGAACCAACAAATGCATTGAGTTTTTCAATAACAGAATCATCAGACAAGTCCATTAAATTTCCATCTTCATCAATGGCATTTTGATGCTCATCAATTGAAGAATATTCTAAAAACGTCTTCATTCTTTATCTCCATGTTCTTCATCAAAACCATCATCTCCATAGATTTCTTGAAGAGGTTGTTTCTTTTCTTTTTTAGGTTCTGCGACTTTCTCAACTGGTGCAACTTCTTGTTTCACCATTGGAATTCCACCAGCACCATATACAATGTTATCTCCCATGATTTATCTCCTTAAGCAATCGTTGCGTTCAGATTTGCAACAACATACCATTTATTATTAGTAAACACACAAACTACAGCTTCACCAAGTGCGTTAAATATAAGTTGATTAGCGTTAGTTGCAGTTGTACCCCAATTAGTAACAGTCATTGTGTACTTTCTTGAACTTGTTGGAGCAGTAGACATAATTATAATTTTAACTTGTCCATTTGTTCCATCTGCAAGAGTACCAGTTGCATCTGAACTAAAACTTGCACCATCAAGTAATGTGATGGATGCAGTTACGTTTGGTGCAGTTGAACCAGTAATTGTTTGTGCAGTTCCATCTAATCCAAGATAAGTTGGAATGTTATTAAAGACATTTGCAATACTAACCTTTTTATTAACTGGTGTACTGCTTGGTGAATCTATGATATGAAGTAAATCTTCACCAGCGATTGCACTACCTAAATCAGAAAGTGCTGTGATTTTCTTATCTGCCATTTATTTTCTCCTATTAACCCTTTTTCTTAGAGGGAATGCTACTGCCAGTATCCTCTGGCACCACCTTTAATTCAGTGAGAAACAAATCACATTGTTGAATTGCACCACTAATTGCGTGATGTTGTGCAACAAGATTTGTTCTCTCTGAATCAAGTTTATTCAAGTTTTCTTTTACCGTTTGCAAATCACTTTCTAGTGTTTGCTTACGAATATTAATTTCAGTCTCAGTCAATTGAGGCATTATGTATCTCCATTATTTAAAACATTATATTATATATATTAACTATCTGGGGTTGCAACGTCCTCTGCATCACCAGACATACTAGAAGCAGCAACTAGAGTTTCATAGTGAACTCTACCAGCACGACCACCAGTACCTACAGTTTTCTTAACCCAACCAACATGAGCGATTTCACTAATGTTACTATCTCCATCTTGACCTAAACCAAGAGTTGCAGTAGCAACAGCAGTTCCACCAGTAAATGAGTGTGCAGAACCACCAGATGCAACAGCAGTTAAGTCAATTGCAGTTCCAGCGACAGCGTTTGCATAAGTTGTTGCAAGTTTCATTCTGTTTGATGTACCAGATTTAATTGCAAAGTAAACAGTACCATCTGTTAAGTCTGCTTGAGCACCAGAACCACCTTGTGCATAAGTTAAAGGTTCACCAGTTGTAAGTACAGCGTATAGTGCAGAAGGAATAACAATTTCATCAGTTGCAGTTTTAAGAACTGCTGTTTGTTGCAAGTTCAAACTTCCAGTACCACCAGGCGCAGCTACTGTTACACTTGGTACAGACTGATAGTCAGAACCTACACCAGTAATAGTGTAACCAGTTACTTTACCACCAGAGATGGTTGCAGTTGCAGTTGCAGTATCACCAACAAATGAGTTAGTATCGTTACCATCATTTGTAATGTCTAATGCAGTACCACCAGCAGATAATGCAAGTTTAAAAGTGTTAGTAGTTGCATCTCTTACAAATACTGCTGTTGAGTCAGCAAGAGTTCCACCACTATGAACAATATTAGTTCCATTTGATGTGTAAGTTAACTTTGTACCATCTCTCATACCATGACCAGTTACGGTAAACACATTTGTTGTTTCATCAATATTTGCTTGTGTAATTGTTCTTGCAGTTGGAGCTGCAACTGTTACAGTTGGTGCAGAACCGTGATATGAGTTACCACCGATAGTAGTCATTCCACCCAAAGATGTATTACCTACTTGTAGTGTAGTAACATTATCAACACCAGCGACTGCTTCACCACCAGTGATACCTAAAACATTACCGTCAATAACAGCAGAAGTTACTTCTGGGTTAGTTCCAGTTGATGTAGTTGTACCATTACCACTGATTGGTGGTCTTGTTACTGTGCAAGATGAACCACTATTCGTTGCTGGTACGAAAGCAACAACGGCAGTAAATGCTTTTGTTGATGTACCAGAGAAAGTCTGTGCAGCTCCTCCAGTTCCAGTTAATGAAATAACCGAACCACCAGCAGTTGCAGACAATGTAACTTTATTTGCGTTGGTTACAGCTTTAACAAAAAAGATTGTTTCGTCTGTTAGACCACCGATTGCAGTTCCACCATTTGCATGATAGACAACTTCTTGGTTTGCAACAAAACCGTGGTCTGTAATTTCTATTGTGTTAGCGGATGTATCAACATTAGATGTACCAACAACACGATTAGGTTGGATATTTGCAACCCTTACCTTAGCACCGTTGTCATCAATGACAATATCACCGACTGAAATTTCGGATGTATCTGCACTAGAATTACCTTGCACAACAGCACTATTCTGTGTGAAAGTGTATGTTCCAGTTAATGCAGAACCATCATTCATACTCCATGAGCTCATTAGATTTCTCCCTTAATTATAGTATATACTATCTCTATTTATGTTTATTTGAAACCTAACCGTTTCAATTGTGCAATAGTATCACTAGGAGATGTGTGATGAACTCCAATTCCACCTTTTGCTTTCCATTCATTCACATTTTTAATATAATCGTCTATTAGTAAGTTAGGTTTACCATCAGTTGTCATTGCGTACTTTTGTTTGTCTTCACGCATAACCAGATGAATTCTACTTTTTTTCGTCAACTTTGCGTTCTTTCTCAACCAATTCATCTTACCCTTTCTAGAGTTTGCATCCTTGGTAGAGTATGCAGATAAAATATGTGCATCATATTTATCAACAAATGACCACATTCTTTTTGCACCAGGCATCCATTCTAAAGTTTCCCAGAAATCTTTCTTTGCAGATATCTTAGGCCATTTAGTTCCTTTCTCCGCTTTTGGAAAAGGAACACCCAATATTTCCTCTGCACCTTTTAGAAAGTCACAGAGTACCATATCCATATCACAGTAAATAGTCGGAAGATTCTCAACTTCTTCTGGGATATTCACTAAGTTAGAAAACTTAGTTTCGTTCATTACATCATATAATCGTTTCACTTTTTACACCTTGTTTTTAGTTTCTTTAATTTTAGGCATTTTTACAGACGTTTCAACTGGAGTTACCTCTTTTCCAGTATCCGTCATATTCTTTGTACCATTTTTTTTCTCTTTTGTCAAGGTCTTTTTTTCATTCTTTTCTTCTTCTTTGACACCTTCACCCCACATTTGAAGAACTGCATCTCTCAAAGAACCTTTCTTGGTTTCATGGTATCTTTCAATTGACTCACCCTTTACTGCTTTAGAAACTGCTTTACGTCTTTTGTGTAAGAACTTATCAGAATCATCTACATCACCATCATTGTCAATGTCTTTGTCTTTTCTGTCCTTAAATTTCTTCTTGACTGCTTTTGGTTGAACTGCATCAAGACCATCACCATCATCAGACTTGTCATTCTTGTTAGTTTCAGTTCTATTCGCTTTTAGACGGTTATCACCTTCTTTAACTCTTCTCTTAACTCCGTCTGATTGAACGAACTCTTTCATTTCTCCATTTTCATCAAAGTCTTCACAGTTATATTTCTTACCAGCAACTACGAAAGTTTTATCACCATTTTCTCTTGCATCTTTTAGTGCTTTAGTAAATGCGTTCCCTTCGTCTTGTTCTTCTTTTTCTTTTTTGGAGATTGCAATTGCAGCTTGTTGTGCTGGGGAAACTGCTTCACTCCACATTTCGACAATTGTGTCTTTCAATGATTTTGTCATTTCATTCTCCTCTTTATACATATTTAACTCAAATGGTTTTGAACCACCCTTATTGTAAACTTGGATTTGTAGGTTTCCACCTTTACCCTTGAGTCTGTATTTGTTTGTTTTACCCTCAGAAGGTTTCTTTGGGCCGGTTGCAACTTTACTGTCAATCTCTTTTGGGTCTACAGTAAT